TAATTGGGTTTGAATCTCCAACTTCTTCTGGATTATGCTGAGTAATGATGGACAGGGTCTGTTCTCTCATAAGGTACAGGTCCTTAGTCTTAGACGGATTGCCTTCAATAAAATACAAATTGTTAAAGTTCACTGAACCCCAACCAACTTCTTCTCTTTCAATCTTCCATTTTCCATTCTTAAATGTTCTGTTTACATTTCTTACCTTGTATCCTTTCAATAGACCACCAGGGCCAGCAAACGTTATAGTTTTATCTCCAGGAAACTTAGGCTTGATCTTCTCTTTATCTACAATACGACCTAGAGCTTTAAGTACTGAGTCATCATTGTCTCCTTTATAGAGGACATCTCTGCACTTTTTAATCCATGTCATAAAGTCTTTCTCATCTAACTGTTGTTCAATCACATCTGCTGCGTCTTGAGCTGCCCTCTCAATTGCACCTTGGATGTATGCTTTGGTATTTTCGTTCCATATAACTTTCTCTCTACTTGGGGTAACATCAACACCTTCCTGTAATACAACTTCAGTTCCATTACCTGGAGATGTATATGCTTGACGTGCAGGACATTTAATAGCCACTGAACCCCATAAAGATTCCATTTCTAACTCACGGAAATCTACATAACCATAGTTAATACCGGTAGTTGACTTTGGATCTTTAACCATTAGTATATGTGGTTTACTCCAACCCCACGAGTCTGATACAATCAGATTGTCAGAGTTGTATAAAACTTCACTCTTAACAGTTTTATCTGATTCTACCCCATCCTCGTAGATGTAAGTAAACTTTACATTAGGGAGATAGTTTAGCTGATCCTGTACAGCTTCTTTAAACTTATCCCTGTTGTGTCTCTTAACACCAAATGATACTTTAGTATAATTAGTGTCTTCAGTATTTTTATAATAGACATTAGTTCCATTAGACATAGTCACATGACCATCTCCTTCGAACTTACCTATCATAAAATCTGTCTTATATGCATAGCAGTTAAACTTAAATAACTTACCGTCATGTGCAGTTTCTACAGTATAGAAGTCTACTCCTGTTGAGAGCGGGACTTTTGCTCCGAGTCCGAAGGCTCCGAAGTTTTCTGCCGTGTTCCTCTTAGTCGAGAAACCCAGTTCCAAATAACCTTCAAGCCTTGGCATTCCAATACCCACACCGTAGTCCAAAACGCTAAAAGTATCGCAGTAACCAGTGCCAGATCGCTCGGTGTATTGCACTGTGACGCTATCAATAGCGCTAAGCCTATTCCTACTATAGTAGCTAGGATTGAAATTAGAATCTTTATATTCTTCTTCATGTCTAGTTATAAAATAGTCTTTGATTTCTTTTTCTCCTGACAATATCTCTAATGCAATTTCCTTCTCACGTTGTGAATCGCAGGCGTTAGTCACCAGCTCACGTACAGTTGAAGCAATAGGGGTAGAGTATTGTGTGGATTGAAGAATATCAAAGACAAGTTTTTCAGCAGATTTGTTAATTCGTTTTTCAACACCAGTACTATTACTGTCTGCATGTGTTCCAATTGTCTTTATACTCATTTATTTTTGCATTAAAAAGCCCCAACTATTTAGTCGGGGCTATTATTTCTAAAATTTGATTTACAGTCTCAATGTTTTGTCGTTGATTCCGTGGTACAAATAATACCGGGGGATCATCTTGTTCCATTAAGAGTTGTTTAAACATCTTCCATTTAAGCGGGAAACGTTCGTTTGCATAGCCTTTACACTCTATGACCCATCTACCTTTAGGATCTACGAAGTCTGGAGTATAAGTTATATCGCGTACTTTATGTTTCTGTTTATCTTGGAATCCTGTTTTACCGTTGTCCTCGTAAGAACTGTTAGGATAATGAAAGCCTTTTAGAAGAACATACTTATGTTTTTCATAATCAGCTTCTATAAAAGCATCTTTTAACATCCGATAACAATGAGCCTCTAGTTTAGAACGGAACTTTATTCCATCTATTTCTGTCGGCTTTGATTTTATTTTGGGTGTCCCTCGCTTTGTTCGTCCCTTCCAAGTTCTTGATGACATTTTTTGCTATTCGTATTCCGTTATTTTTAACTACATCAGATATATCCTTACTCTTATAATGAGAAGGTATCTTCAAATTACTTAAACCATATAACCTACAAATCTTATCGGCCATCTTTTGACCGGGATTAGAAAGTTTATCAAAATCATTATCGTATAATACGATTACTTTTTTGAACCTTTCTTTGATTTCATCAATGGTTTTTTGGTTTGGCATAAGCATTTCTGATTGAAGCGCAAAGGATGCATGACCAAAAGACGCCAAGCACATAACATCCTTGAGGGAACTTGTGAGAAATACTTGATCACCAGTTTCAGGAAGTTCATTGTAGCCTTGAAGGCAGTGACTACCCACGTTAGAGCTCCATTTAAAATCGCTTTCAAGCGGACGGTAAATCTTATAACCGCAGTCAAAGCGGTAACGATAGCTGATACTATTACACGAAAAACGTTGTTCATTGATCCAGTAGTGTGTTATGGGTTTAACATCAAATATACGAAGAATTCTCTTACTTATATGAAATTGTTTCCAATACTTAGCATCTTCTTTATTCCAGTCTCTACATTTAACATGAATATTAACAGGTAAACTCTCTGTTATTTCAATGTCTTCAACGAGTTTAGGGGGTGCTTTATACGTACTCTTAGCGGCTGATAAACCAAGGCAAAAACTTTGGTCTATATGTTTAAGAGTCTCACGAAAGTTTAGATTGTATTTATAACCAACATAAGCGAAACAATCAAAGGTATGATCAGGGTGGCCAAAGTCTTTATACTTTAACCTAGTGTTGATCATTGCTATAGATACTGTAGGACTTCTGTCCTTACGAAGATCACTTTTAAACTTTTTATTTGGTTTATCAAAAGGTGGACAATAGTATTTAAATATCTGGTATTCAGATACTTTACTAAGTAATCCTTCTTTTGTAAGTGTGTCTTCGCTTTGTCGTGAATGTATCATAGTAAATAAAAGGAAGGGGGAGAAAGAGGACACACGTGCTTATTAATGCTTGAACCTCTTTTACATGAATCTCCCCCCAACCTCTATTATTTATAACCAATCAGTATCTACTGCCTCTGCAATAGGCTCAGTCTCTGCTGTAGGTGTTATAATCTCAGGATTATACCTTTGTAGTATAAGATCTGAGTTATAATCAGCATTGAATGTGCCATACTCATCGTTCAAAGAACGAACAAAGATGTCAGTACGTGCAGGCTTTAGACGTCCGAAACAACGAGTATATACTTGTTGATACTTACCATCTTTAACACCTAGCATAACTCTTACTTTGTTATCCTTCAATGAAGTTACCAAAGTCTTAAGCTCAGCAACATTACCTTTAACAATCTCATCAATTGTATCGAATGCACACTCCCCATCACTAGGGATATTAGCCCAAGACTTTACAAAGTTTATAAGTATCTCTTCACCAGGATACATACGACGTACACCTTCTTGCTTAAACCAATCCGGTGCAGTGTCAGGCTTCTCAGCCCAAGTTACTTGACCAAACTTGTTAGTAATCTGAAACTTACCAGTCTTAGATGCAGGGCGATGTTCAGCTCCAACAAGTATTTCTACTCGAGTACTAAAGTTGTGCTCACTGTTTCTAACCCAGAATACAAGCTTATTCTTGACGTTATCGCCAAGCTGTATGCCAGAATAATTAGGTTCAGTTTTCATTTGAACACCAAGAGAATTAAGTTCTCCTAGGTTAGGGTTAACTGCAAGTACAGTTACAGGAGCGATGCCTGTGTATAGAGGTATGCCGCCACCAGCAACTTGTACCTCGGAGGAATTAGATTGAATAGCCATTAGTCTTGAATTTCAGTTTGGTTATCATTATGAGAATTATAAAAATTATTATCTGTAGGTTGTAAAAACTCAGGGTTCAAAGCTTCTATTAACTGTGTGTTAGCTTCGTCTCTAAGTTCATCTACTTTTTCTTGTTCTACAGGAATGCTAGTTTGATTAACATCTACAGTATCATCTATAAGTTGCACACGTATTACTTGATGCTTCTTAACTCTAAGCTTATGTAGTTTAGGGTGAGAAAAGATCATTTTCAATTCTGCTGCAGTTAATCCATACTTCTTCCGTATACCTGCACGATCTATACCGTTACCAAGGTCCATTATTATTTGTGACACCGTCAAAGTTTGAGGTGTATCTTCTTGCACTACCTCTGGGGTAGCGTCTACTCTTGTGTCAAAAGACATTTGTTATTTATTTAATCGATGAAAATCTTTGTCCACTCCAATTCAGCATCTAAACCTCTTAGATGCTCACAGCGTGAACCTGCTGTGTCGTCGTTTGTTGAGTCAAACGAAATCTTAGTTACCCCATCCCCTCTGTATATGTACCCAATAGCGTCAGAGTTTGCACATGCAATTTCTCTTAGCTTACCGGACAGAGATAGATCATTAGCCTTAACCTCTTTACCATTCTTAGTTAGGTACTTATCTTTTAAGTGACCCACAAAGATAACGTGGTTTGCTAATTGTGAAAGACGGTTAAACCATTTCATAAAAGCCCTACGTAGATACAAGTAACCAGCACCGTTGGGCAGTGACAGTACAGACAGTCCCTTGTTATCCTTGTCAAAGTTCTTACCCATAGGGGTAGCTCTGTACAATTGCTTAGCTTCTTCCTCACACCAAACTTCAAGCTGTGTGATGGTGTCAATAGCAATATACTTGTAGGGTTTTCCCTCGCTCATAATGGCCTTCCCAATCTTAGCAAGCTCAGCGAGAGAACTTACTTTGATCTTGAGTGCATCGATCATATCTGACCCATCTTCAAGGTCAATGATAAGACACCCCTCAAGTTGTGAGAGAGACGTGGTCTTCCCAATCTTTGGGGGACCATATATAATCATGTTTTTAGGGCTTTTACGTGCCGCTTTAATTACTTTCTTAGGTAGTGCTAGTTCGCTCATTTATAGTAAAGGTTGATAAATCTGTTTCGAATGGGATCATACCGAGTAATCCATCACGGTTCTTCTCAATATGCACTGCCATAAGACCAATAGGGTCTTCGCCGCAGTACTTATCAGTAATTCCGTATAGATCATAAGGACGTTGTAGCATCATAACTACGTGTGCATCCTGACCGATAGAGTCACCCCCAAACAGATCTGTTAATAAAGGTTGATATTGTTGTTTAGCTCTGTACTCCTGTTCGATGTTACGATTAAGCTGAGATAAGAGTATAGTTATACACCCCATCCTAGCTTGTACCATCATACAAGTCTTAGATAAAACGTTTAGTCTTTGCAGCTCAGTGTCTGCATTCCCACGTACTAGACGTGAGTGGTCAATAAGATTAATAATTGTAGCAGCAGGGTACCTCTCAAATACAGAGTAATTTACCTCTTCTACATTCTTCATATTCTGGGGTACAGAGCAAAAGAAAATAGGGTAGTCTTTGTATTTCTGTACCTTATTACAATACTTATTAAAATTATCCTGAGATATTTTGCCTTCTACTGACAGAAGTTCAAACGTCTGTAGCTTAGTATCCTTTGAACCTGCACGAAGTATCTGTTGATACCCGGGCATCTCAAAGCTCCAATACAATACTACTACGTTTTTACCCATGTTAACATCAAGCAAATCAAATATTAATTGATTACTAAAAGCTGACTTACCTACACCAGGTCGTCCCGCAATGACATACATTTTGCCTCGTTGCAGTCCTCCCATCAAATTCTTGTTAAGTCTATTCCATTTAGAAGGAAATACTAATCTCTTACCGTACATACCTGTACGTACTTCAGAGATAGACTTATCCACAGACTTTGATATGTGTTTAAGTATATTTACGTCCGACAGGTCATAACTGTCGTGTGATTCTGGACTTTCCTGTTTCTGGGTCATTTGTTATGTCTTCATACTGTTGCCATGTGTAACCATTGATCCATGTTTGTAGCATTCGCATATAGCCTAGAGTGTTGTTTTCTTTCCGTAGTTTTAGTTCTACTTCAAGCAACTTAACAATACTTTCATGCAATAGCTTATTGCTACCAACAATAGAACGATACTTTCGTTTAGATTTATCATTCGCTTTGGCATGAGCATCCCTAGCTCTAAGGATACGCTGACCATCTCTACCATAAACTTTTATAGGAAAGTGGGAGAGAAGCTCAGACCACATAGAGTCAAATGATGATTGAAACATATCCAAAAACATTTGTCTAACTGTGTGATCTTCAGTCTTCTCTCCCAGCTTAATTAAACCTACTGATTGTAGATCCTCCTCGTTTGGTTTGAGATTTAACTCTGATAATATATCATAGGCGTTAGCATGTAACAGATACAAATATACAAAATCATCTGCAGTTATACCAAGAATCTTTAGGATTTCTGTATCTATTTCTACTTTCATACCAATTATTTAAACACTGCTGTTACTTCACTGCCATTTACTGTAATAGTAATTTGCTTTGAATTCTTTGCCATAGCAGCAAGCATTCCTCTTACTGGTATTGTTCCTATAGTACCTTTATTAAGGTTTTTAAGTACTACAGGAGCATCCAATTGAGCTTTGACTTCTGAATAATACTTACCACGAACTCCAGTCCACTTAAAAGATTTACCATATTTTTTCTTCAATGCTCTAGCTGTTTGCTTAGCTGCTTTATTAACAGGTTCCCCTTTTGATTTTAACAAAGACATAGAATTAACTATATCTTTTGTAATTTTTTGATCATAAATCATTTGTAAAAATTTGCGATAGGTTTTCTTCTCCTATCAGTTTAACATTAGTAAGCGATTTAGTGGCTTGTTCCATCCACTTTTGTTCCTGAGAGTCTTTGACGTACAGTATATATACTCTACCTCTTTTACCCTTTTTGAAACGTATAAGTCTACCAAGTCTCTGGATCATAGGCAAAGCCTTACTCTCCAACCCGGCAATAATCCCAATTCCTACATCAGGTACATCAAACCCTTGATTAAGGGCTTTAGCACTGCATAAGATTGCGTTTGTAGTATTTGAGAACTTATCTAAAGATTGTTTCTTTTGTTTAGAAGTCATCTTAGAATGATAAGTATCTCCATCTAGCTCGCCTGCCATAGCATTAGTCATTTCAATAGTACCTGCAAAGCACAAGATCTTTTGATCTTTATGCTGATCAGAAATATATTTAGACATATCTAATTTATTATCTGCATGCTGTACAATAGCTTTACGCTTTCGTATAGCACCAAAGAATAATGCGGCGGCCTTAGCATCACCTTGACCAGTATTTAGAATACGACTAGCCTCATCAAATGCATTGTATCCCCCAAGTAGGTACTTACAGTGTACAAATTGCTGATTAGCTTTTTTGTATGCTGTGAGCTCCATAGGTGTGAGTGATACCCCAATGCAATAGATGTCGTAAGGAGCCACAAGCTTCTTAGCTACACATTCGTCGAGACTAATTGTGTAAACTGTAGGAGCAAGTGATTCCAATAACTGCCGATAGTCGTCCTCTTCAGGAAGAGTAGCAGTCATACAAAGCAACCTGTGATAGTGATTGTTCTCAAAGAACTTACGATACACAGGGGATAGTCCCAAGTGTACCTCATCACAGATAACTATATCGTATTCTTTACCTTCAAGTTTATGAGCTGATTGATAGCATAATATATCTACCCTATCTAAGAGACTTTCGTGTCCCCATTTCTTAAACTCTTCTTTAAACTGATCTTGTAGTTGGTTAGTAGGTACGAGTACAAGTGCTGTACCCCCATCCTTAATAGTATGAGACACAGCGAGCACACCACACCGGCTTTTCCCAAAACCAGTACCAGCAATAATACTGCCCGTATATCCGGCTGAGTGCCAAGCGTTGAGTGCATTACTTTGTTCTTTACTTTTAACCTTATTAGTCCGGGTCATAGTTGCGTTCATCTTCCAGTATTTCTTCTTCCAGTTGTTCTTTAATAGAATTAAGAACAGTTAGTTCTCCATCCAATTCAACCTTCCAAATGTTTACACTAGGGTGTACCTCAGGTTGATAATAATCTCCAGGCTCACCATAATCTACTTCGTAATTAATCTTCAATTGTATCGGCCCTATGTCCGAGTCTATTTCCATATACTTGATGCTCATATTCTACGTTATTTATTTTAACAATATTTTTTACTACTTGTCTTCTCAGACTAACTAACTCACTAGCCATTAACTCTTGGCTTCGTCGTAAGCTACTTACTTCTGTGAGTAAGTGTTCTTTTAGTTTCGAATCCATAATTGTTTCTATTTATTTCGGATAGTTTTATTATCTGTTTATTTGTGTTTTGATAATTTTCATATCCATTTAACTTTAAATTACTAATTGATTTCATCATTGATCTGATGTACAATTCTTTAAACATAGGATCATACTGTAAAAATTGCTCACATTTCTGTGTTGCCACTACAATTGTAGAATGATCCCTTCCCCCCATGTAATCACCAAGCTTTTGGTTTGTACATAGGTATAATCTACGTGCAAGATGAAAGAATATTTTCCTAGCGTCATTAAACTGTGCCTTTCTATTGGTACTTCTTAATTGATCTGGGGTCGTATCACATATCTCACACACTGACTTCTCTATAATTCCTATTTCCCCTGTACTCGTAAATAATTCTTCACGTATAGTCCATTGTGTATACTCATCCAATCCTGGATATATATACCAATTAGGGTGTTTTGTTATTTTGTGTATCATATTAAACTTCTTCTAATACTTTATCAAACGAATTCTCTAAGGAATTAATAGCGTCAGTAACTAATAAACTAACGTTATTATCTAACATTTCATGATCAGTTAACTTCTCTAAAAGTTTAGTTAACTCATTGCAATGCCATCTAATCTTATGCTTATATTTATTATCACCTACTGTTTCATCTAACAGCTCTTGTAACATTAAAGTAGTCGCTACTATTTTTAATTCTAAATGTTTCATATTTTAATAAACGTATTTGATTTAGATTTTATCTTTTTAGTAACCTCTACTCTATGCTTTAATTTTCTAGCAACTGTATTTGCTTCCTTTTCTACTATTCCCATAGTAACTTTAAATGCATACGTAGCAGCTTTCTGATTAATTGTATCTACTATTTCGTAGATGTCAGCTCCTGACTCGAGGAGCTTTCTCATTTCCATAACTCCCAATAACCTTTTCATTGTTATAATTTTAATATTAATAATAGAAAGGAGCCCGTAATCAGCTTAATCAGCTAAGCAATAAATGATTAATTAAATTATTACGGACTCCCTTCACTCTTCTTCAGATATAAACTCACAATGCTCTAGGCAATCTGGGCATATACCATACTCAGTCATGAAGCACGATGCTCCACAACAGTCACTTATTTCTCCCATGTTTTCGATATGTTTGTGTCTGCCTTAAGCAAACCATTAGGTATAATTACTTTAGCAGCCTTTTCCATAAGCTCAGTCATCTTAACTGACCATGCTTCAGCTACATCTTCTTTACATACACAATCAATCTGATCATGTACAGTCATTACAATCTTTACAGTATCTGACCATGATTCTTCTATCTCTCTATGTATATAGATAAGAGCTAGCTTAGTCATGTCTGCAGAACTACCTTGAATAGGTGTGTTCTTGCTCGCACGTTCAATACTACCAAGCTCCATTATCTTTGATCTGTCGTTCCACATCTTAGGGTACCAGCTATCAAACCATCGACGTCTCTTAAAAGGTTTAAAAGTTTGTATATAACCTTTTCTTTTACCAAACGTACCAAGTTTTTCTAGAAATGCCCTGATGTTAGGGAACTCTGTAAAGTATTTTTCTATGAGAGCTTGCGCTTCCTGTTTAGAAATTTGTAATGTATCTGCTAATTTGAATGGGCCCATACCATAGGCTAAACCAAAGTTAATTGCTTTAATCTGTGTTCTAAGCTTCTTCTTACCAGCAGCATCTGCATCTCTCCACTTATCCTCAAACACTAAGTCTGCACATATACCGTGCAAATCTAATCCTTGTTTCAAAGCATCAAGCCACACCGGATCTTGACTACCGTAAGCAATAACGTTTAGTTCCTGTGAAGAGTAATCACTGGATACAAAGACCCATCCGTCTTCAGTAATGAAACAGTTTCTAAAGGTATTATCGCTTGGGATCTGTTGCATATTAGGCTTACTAGAGGACACTCGTCCAGTATCAAGTATTTGTGCGAAATTTGTATGGACTTTTCCATCACTGTTGACGTAATTGAAGAACTTAGTACCATATGCATTGGCAAGTTTTGTTCGTCCTTTATATTTAATGTACTCATCTATTAATTTGTGTTTATATCTATATTTATTTAAATTCTTACCGTTAACATCTTCTAAACTAGGCACAAGATTGCGGAATAGTTTTAGTGTTTGCATAGGTGAACCCCAATTAATAGTAGTACGTCGTAGCTCCTCAAGCGGGGCAAACATATCTGCCTGTATTGGGGTACGATAATGCTGTAACAAATTATGGTCTAATACCATATCATCTAATTCTAACTCCTGATCATATGCTAGCTTAATATTTTCCTTAGCCATAATGGTCCATCTATCTTTATCAATAGATAAACCTTCATATTCTATCTCTGCAAATACTTTAACTACTTCATTCTCAAGACGGGCAACCTGTTCCAACTGATACGTATGTAACGACGGTAACTGTTTCTCCCTAATATCAAGCAGATAAATAACATCGTTCGCCCCATAGGTAATCTGATCGATTGTATACGGTTGACCTTTGAGTCCAATGAATTTATTTCTCGTCGTCTTATCCAAATCAATACCGATGTACCTATCGACACACCTTGCGAGTGAGTAGCCGTAGTCTTGCTTACCGCAATTGATAACTCTCTCGGTAAGAAATGTATCGTATATGTTTTTGACATTGATTCCTGCCCATCGCTTGATGAATTTATAATCGAATTTTGCGTTATGAAATATCTTAATAATTTTCTCATCTTCTAATATATCTTTTAGTGGTGTAACATCTACAGTTCTAGTATCAATAACATACTGTCTATCCTTATCCCCAATCTGGAGCATAATCATTTTCTTACACGTGAAGTCAAAGCCTTCTGTTTCTGTATCTACTCCGAGTACAGATTTGTCTTTACAATATGACACACAGTCATCAAGACTTACTGTCTGGATTTTCGATGTGGTCAAGAGCGCGTTCTGCCCTACGAATCTGATTTTGTTTAGCTTGTTCATTATACATAAATAATAATATTTGATTTGCATCAGCTATAGAATACTTCTTACCAATAAAGTATACATAGTCTCTATTAGCATCCGTACTAGATTTAAGTGCACGACGTAAGACGTCTGCATCATTATTGCGAATTATCTCAGCAATTTGTTTCATCTTTCCCATTAGTTTAGGTTTAGGTGGTTAGTAAAAAAGGGGGACAAGAAATTAATCTCATCCCCCTATCCATTTAGCTACTTAGTCCAACTGTCTCTCCTGCAGAGATAAAGTTAGATGGAGCAGCTACAACTGTAGCCTCAGCACTAGCATCAACGAAGTTGTGAGCACATTGCTCAGCAGCTGTCAATTTAGTGTGACGATACACTGGCATCAGTGCACCATTGGCTGGGTTCGTAGCTGTTACGATTTCACCCGTACTTGGGTTACTCTTCGGCGTTTGAGCCGATGAGTAGGGATTCTTCTCGAAGTTTTCTTTAACCTCGATCCCTGTAGCGAAACCATAAACATCATCAGCAAAGACTATGGCATCACCCTCTTGATTACAAGAACCTTCTAAGGCTCCCAAGAGTTTAATAGCCTGCTCTGCAGACATCGAACGAATTGCAGTTGGGCGTTGCTTACCACTAAGAGATTCAGTTCCTTGCTCGAGAGCAATCATAAGACTGTCCATAGAAGAGGAGGTCACTGGACCGTCTATCTCCTGCTGGTATTGAACAGAAACTTGGTTCTTAGTAGAGCGAGCGTTTGCCCACCATCTGCGTACTACTGTTTTGCCTGTAGATAGGGCATTTTCATAAGATTGACTCATGATTAATATAAATTAAGTAAATGTAAAATGTGGCAACATAGGTCCTGCCACGTAGACCGCCTTGAGGAAGGGTCGTGGATTGAGTGTTGGAGTTAGGGTTGTTAGTTGTTGGTTGGAGTTCCTGGAACGAATAAAAAAAGGTCAAGACAATAAAGTCTCAACCTTTCTCAACCTCTAACCCTAACACTTTGGTTACACGTAGAGGAGTCGAACCTCATTACCTAATTCTATATGCGTAAAGAATTGATAATCCATTCACCAACCAAAGTGAATTACGTGTAATATGAATTATTAGAGTGCTTATCTATAAATAGTGTTCTCAATCTTCCATTAATATTTATAGCTGACACTATTTCAGAATAGTCAGTGGTATTGCGTGACTCATTGCTCTAATAAAGTAATTAGTAATAAGCTGCACATTTATCTTGGTCTGGGTTACCAAATACTTGTGCGCTTTTAG